TCCATCATCATAGTGAGCATAGTCAATAACATTTGATAGAGCTTCCGTCCAACCAGCTCCTCCATCTCCTCTAACTCCTGTAAATTGAACTGCTGCACTATCATATTGAGCAAAAGAAATTCTATTTATTCCACCATAAGCCACTCCTAATTCCATTGTAAAATTATTTGTTCCTGAATAAGCAATAGTAGAGCCACTTTGTAATTCTAATGCTCTTAATTCTAATGCTCTTTGATGAAGTTTCTCAACTCCGTCTTGAAAATTAAATCCACCTGAAATATAATGAACATTATCGCTTCCATCTTTCATTACTTTTCCTATTGGTATGTTTCTATAATCGGCAGCGTCTGGCCCATAAGGTTTTGTTGTTGATAAAGTAATTGTTGGTGTTACTCCATCATTATAATTTAAACTAATAAAATAAGTCGTATCAGCAGCAGTAATTGCTTGGTTATCTTGTTCTGCTAATGCTAACTCAACTAATTCTCCTGTTATACTATCTGTTGTTCTAAATAAAGCAGTTAAAGCAGTTACTTTAAATGTTCCTGCATTCGTTCCATCTGAAATTACTCCTCCGGCAATAACCATTGGGCTATCAGCATAATCTTTTATGTCCTCTAATATATTTATAGCATCTGTTGGCTCGTCAATATGAGCTGCTATAACTCTTATCTGCACTAGATCACCGGCAGCGAATGTTTGTTTTGATGATCCGTCTTGCGCACGCGTTGCTGTTAATTCATCTCCTGATACACCCGTAACGAGCATTCTCTCATATACAGTATTGTCTGTTAATTGTTCTACTGTTATATAAAATGGCTCTGACGGTAGTCCTGTATCGTCTGTAATATTAAAAGTAACAGGATCATCAGAATTATTGATACTGCTCCCGGCTTTTATCGTTGTATTAAAACGATTAACTATATTTTTGAATATTGTAGACATATCTAAAAGTTATTAAGTATATATTTTCAAACTATTTCATCTATACCTATGATAATGTAATGTCGAATGTTAATTGCCAAACCTGTCCTACTGTTTTAGTTCCTTGTGCAGAAACAAGACGATTTAATAATTGTTCTCCTGTTGATGCATTCATAACTCCAAATTCATTCCAAGCCTGATTAGCATCGCCTGCTCCAAATAATGCTCTCCAAGTTGCTTTTTGAAGAGTTCCATAAGTTGGATAACCTGCTTCCATACCCTTTGCTACTCCTGCTGTAAATGTTCCCTCTACATCAGCAGCTGCGGCAGCGCCGACTCCTGTTCCTGTTATAAGATAAGCATTTGTATTATCAAATCTAATGCCTGTGGCTGCACAAACAAGCGTCCATAGCTCGTTAATACCACCATTAGCCAAAACATTATGATTTACAACACTTTTTTTATAGCAGTTTCCTTTCTCAAAATCTGCCTGTGAAGCAAATCTTTCAATAGTCCACCTCTTTTTGAATGTGCCTTTATCTTTTAATCTAATCATAAAGATTATTTGTTAAGTTTATCTAGTTGTTTCTTAATTTTTTCTACGCCAGCTAAATACTTTTTAGCATTACTAACAGAAATTTCTCTGCAAGCGTTAACTATTGGATCATAGAAACTGACCTTTTTTTCTATTTTTACTTCTCCCATACGCGTTTTATAATTTATAAACTGTTTATTTTTATAATTCATACAAACTTATTATTCGGATATAGGGGTTGCCTCTTATTGCAACCCCATATCCTATCTCTTTAGCTAATTGTTCCTGATGTCTTAAGAACAACAATGGCAGTTGGTTTTGGTAAAACATAACCAACCCTTTCCACAAACCTATAAGCAATCATATCCTGTTGACCAAGATTGATTGAGGTCTGTCTGTCTGTATCAGTAATGGTAGCTTCTGTTAAAATCTTAACCTGCATACCACCTTTGTCTCCATAAATGGCATAACGCTTAAGATTACCAAAAATAACAAAACCCTTATTGATGGCGTTATCATTTTTGTCAGGCATTCCCTCTACTAATTCAAAAGGATAATTCCAAATAGTTGCAGGAATTTCTCCTTGTGGCCTTTGGTAAATGAATGCTCCTAGACCATCTCCAGCAGCTATTGAATCTTCTCTCAATTTTCTAACATAACTGAAAATAGTTCTTTGCATATAGTATTTAGCTCCATTGTGAGCACCTACTAAACCTGCATCTTGCATATCTAGTAAGTTTTCAGCAGTAATGTCGGCAAATCCTAATGCAGCAGCCATAACAACAGGAGTTACACTTCCGTTATTACAAATACCAGTCCAAGGCGCACCATTACCATCAAAGAATTGCTCATCTTCTTCTTGCGCAGTTGCTTCAGCTACTAAGTCAGCTAACAAGCCAGGTAAGTTGATTGCAGTATCCTGTAACAATTCCTCTGTCATAGGAATAATGCAAGCCAATTTCTTTAATGTTTGTTGTACTCTTACGAATACAGGTTGTGTGGCTGTCTTTGATATGGCTTCATCAGTCCAAGTCATAGAAACAGAACTACCTAATGCGGTAATATCTCTAGTATTTCCTGGGCCGCTGAAAGGTAAATATCTCATTTCTCTACGAGCAACACCATATACATCCTCTATTAATCTAATTATTTCGTTAAATAATTCAGATGGAATAGTATATCCTGCTTTTGGGGTATCACCAGAAGAAGTTGTTAATGCTTTCATTTGCATTAAATCTCCTTGCGTCAACGATACACACCAATCCATTGTCTTTTGTGACCATTTACCACTTGATGGCAATGTTTCACTGGCTACATTGATTTCTCCTCTCTTAACTGCAACCATTTTATCTACAACTGATTTAACTTTTTGATCTACTTCAAGTTTAATCAATTCCCCTAATCCCTTTGTGTCAATTCCCTCATCAACTTCTTTGGTGATTTCAAAACTTTTAGCTTGTTCGTCAGTTAATTCACTGGCGTGTTCAGCTAAAAATGCTTTTTCTTCATCAGAAAGGTCTTTGAGTTCTTTGGCTAAAATATCTTTTAATACGAACATAAAAAATATCTAATTACTTCTAACCTTTTGCTTCTCTGTGAGAAGCGTTCGGATTATTTTGTTTAAGGTTTTTATCGCTTTCTTCGGCGATTTTTCCTTTTGCTCGTTAGAGCTTTCGGTCACGACCTGTTTATCTTTAAATAAAAGATTTTTAACTTCGTTGGAGATATTTACCTTACCTAATTCTTTCCCGTCTTGATCCTCTATTTTTATCTCCTTTAATTCTGTATTTACTATTAGGTTAAATGATTTTTCGTCGTCTGTGGCGTCCCCTGTGTCGCCTGTGTCATCCTCTGGCGTGTTTTCCTCTGCTTCCTCATTATTATCCCCTGTGTCCTCTGCTCCCTCATCAGTGCTATCCTCGTTGCTTTCTGCGTCTTTCTTGAAATCTATTGTTTCCTCAATCTCGTCTACTTTCTCAAGGGCTTCTAAATCTAATCCTTTTGATTTTGCTAAAGCTAATGCATTGGCCGGGACAGGAACACAAGATATTTCTAATAATTCATTCTTAACTAATTTCATTCCTTTTTTATCATCTGTTATTTCTCCCAGCTTAAACCCTACTGAAAATGCGCGCATAAACTTACCCTTATATAAGTTGTATACTGTTTTTATTAAATCTCCATAAATACCTACTCCCTCGTCAACTGCAAACATAATCTTACCTGCAAGATTTCCTTTCTCGTCTAACTTTAATTTAGTAACCTTTCCGATTGGTATGTTTCTGCTATCGTGAGCAAATAGAACTACTGGATTCTTTTTAAAGTTCTTTAAATTCCAGCTCTCCTGTTCTATTGGAGGATCACCAGAACGATCAACATCGGCAGTTGAAAACACTCCCTCTATTGTTCTGTTGTCATCGTTAGATGCTTTTACTTCAAAAATTAGATCTTTTTTAACCATAATATTATATTAATTTTATTATTCTATAAATGGGCCAACTGCGCACCTACAATTTATATCATCTGGAGCATTTTTTAAATGTCCACCAACCTCAAATGGTTTGTCTACATCTACAACTTGTCCATCTGCTGCTGCGTGTTCTGGTCTAACCCTGTCATCCATTGTGGCAATCCATTCTTTCTTCGGCACGACTCCACTTTGCTTGTATGCTTCCACGCTTGCTTCGTTTATAATAGCTCCTGTTTGAGTTCTTGCTATCCTAACAGCTTCTGCATCTCCTCTAATCTTATATACTCCCTTAACTCTATCTTTAATTTCATTGATTCCCTCTCCTTTGGCTAATGCTTCGTAGTATTGTTTTGATAATTTTGTTCTAGTTGTTTTGTTTATTAAGGAAGAGTCCACTTTGATCTGGTTTTGTAACCATACTCCTATAAATCCCTCTGATATAAATGGTTTACCAACACCAACCCTAGCTAATGCTGCGTTGCCGGATATTTTTAATATCTTTAATTCTGATGGTGTAATTGCTGCCATTAATCTTTCATTCTCTACTTCCCAATCAAAATCTAATAATGCTTTCTTAATATGCTTCTTATAATTAGTTTCATACTTATAATCCTTTTCGTTTATAATTCTAAACAATCTTTTCTCTTGATCTATTAAGAATTTTCTAACAACTGGCAGTAATATATTCTTTCTGCGATCTAAATCTGCTAAATATGTTCTCCATATTATCTTTCTCTTTTCTTGTTTTAACTCATCTAATTCTTTTTTTTCTTTTGATGCTTTTTTTTTATATTGCTTTCCAATTTTGTCTTTTAATTCTTTAATCCTGATGTCGTTAAACAATTCTTTTCTTCCCTCAAAGATACCTGATTGAACTACTTGTCCTAATATTACAGTTCTCTTTTGTGGCACCATTCCCGACAACCCAACTATTGAACTTATTTTACTATTCGCTAATGGTTCATCTCCTCCTGTCTTTAATGGCATTAGTCCCTCTTTCTCTCTTATTTCATTTTGTGTCATCCATCCATTTTTTGATGCATTCTCATATATCTTTAGCTTTTCTTCTACGTTCTCTGGTGATGGATCAACAAAATCTAATATCAAACCTTTACCAAAATGAGGAACTAATGATTGATTTAATGTATCTACAAAATCTCTCATCTTTGGTTTAATGTTCTCTGTTAAAAAACTTGCCATAGCTGCGTCAGCGTTGGCCCTGTTTACATCCTCTGCTATCCCTATGACTGACTTTGGCATTTCAAATGCCATAAATATGTCGTCCCTTGTCGCCTTAAGTCCTGATATATAATCCATATCCTTTTGGGCTGTTGATATCTGAACATACTTTAATCCACTTTGTAAAATACCAATCTTTGAGTTCTTTCCTACTCCTTTGTATTTCTTGCTCCATTGATCGCGTATCTCTTGCACCCTATCTTTGTTTAACGTTTGATCTGATTGCAATACTGCATCAAGACGCGCGTTATTGTGAAAGAAATCTCTTTGAAACTTTGTTGCAAACTCCTCTGTGTCTACTCTGACCTGTGCTGGCCTTATAGGGGATTGTCCTGTCCTGTCTGCAAACTCTTTTATTGGAGATGGTTCGTTAAAATGAATAACCTCCTCCGGTGTAAAATGTAATTCTTTCTGTCCGGGTATTCTATAAATATATTCTTTTATATAATCTGTTGAGCTTGGTATAATTTTAATCCAATCAGGCCTTAAGTTCCAAAGCTCTGCTACTGTATTTCCAACCATTGCCTTATACCAATATCCATCTCCTGTTAGTAATTCGTTAATCTCTTTTAGTTTAATTAACTTTGCTTTACTGACAAATGGGCTTGGGTTTGCTAATAGATCTAAAAGAGGGTGCGCTAATATTTGTTCAAGCTCACCCTTTGAATTCTTAATTCTAAATAATTTATATTCTATTGAAGCAATCTTTGCTGAAATCTTTTTAACACAAGCAAACACATCTAACGACTTATCGTATGTTTCAATATACTTTTCTTCTGACCATTCTCCAGCACTTAATGTTGGCAATCCCGCTAAATTAGCAAATGCTTTTGTTATTTGATTTTTGATTTCTCCTTTAGCGAAGAATTGTTTTATGTTTCTAAAAATATTCATAATTTAGCGTTATAAACATATTATAACAAATTTTTACCTATTTGTCAAAAATTGTTTAAATCACTAAAATCTCTTTTTTCTGGTTTGAAGTCCCTGAGCGTGTTTGCGAACCTTTTTGTTCTGTTGTTTCTACTCCATTCTCTCATATAATTATTCCATCTTTTTCTGTTTTTCTTAAACCAATGCGCTGACCTACATCTATCACAACAAAACTTTTGATGACTAACTGCTTTTTTAAATGTCCCTCCACAGTTTTTACATTTCATAATTACGATTTACTTTTGGCGAATTATCTGTTCCATTCTCATAATCATAAAACCAGTTTCTTGTTAATGCCGGTGTATATTCTTTTAAATTCTCCTTATCATCAAACCCCATATGAATACACCAAACGCTCCAATCAATCAATGTTTTCCAACCATTAACGCCTATGTCATACCAAGTCCATAAGTCCGGGCCACACCACCCGTTCCAAGTTGACCTTAACTTGATCTGTTCCATTACCTCTCTCCTGAAAGCCCAACAATAATATCCACCCCCGTCTATTTCCTCTATACCTTTCTCTTTGGCCGCTAACCCTATCTTGTTTTTAACTTTCCCTTTAGCATCTACTCTCATTTTCCAAGCGCCACAATGTCCGTGATCCCCTGCATTCCTCATTGCCTCTACTCCTTGAATACAACCTATCTCTTTATCTCTCTTGATCCTCCTGTATAGCTTCGTAAATGCCTGCTTTGGTATAATTGTGTCATCCTCAACCATAAAAACTATGTCGCTGAAGTTAACGTGTGTTATAATCCTTTGCATATTCTCTGCTATTCTCTGCCATCTTTCCCTATAGTCACTAATCGTTACTGCATTAACTGGCTCTCTGTCTGTTATAATCATTTCTGCTGATAACCACTTCTGGCCGTGATAACCTATCCAATTCTTACAATAATCTATTAACCATTTATCCTTTGTGTCTAAATAAAGAAGTAAATACAAATCTTTACGTGGTATATTCGCGTTTGCTATTGCTTTTAAACATCTTGCTATTGGGTATTTTCTGCTGATAACCACAACAAAACTATCTACATTCATTTTATAATTTTAATAATATCCTTAACCCTGTTCTTATAAGTATGATCCCTTAACGTTCTCCTCTGTCCTGCCCTGGCAATCTTTTCTCTCTCCTTGTCGTGTTCTAAATAATAATCTATCTTCTCTGTTAGTTCTCTCATTGTTGAATAAACTACTATCTCTTTTCCTATCTCAAATAACTCATCTAAATAAGGAACTTCCTGTGTTATCAATAATGATCCACAAGCAGTCGCCTCAAACATTCTCATATTTATATCGTTGCCTGGCGATTGATTAACCACTATTTTACATTTGTTGTAAAACTCTGCCATTTCATCAAAGAATATTCCCTCTTGTTTTTCAAAACCATCTCCATATTTATCTTTCAAAAACTTAATAAACTTTACCCTTGAAGTATATGCCTCTTTGCCAACAAACCCTATATCTGTTTTCCTCTCTAATCCAATATCTTTGAAAATATCTTTATCTATTGCTGACGGTAAATAAGAGGAATTGCTTGAATTAAAGTATTCTGCGCAACTCTTTTGGCTATAAAATATATGATCTGCTCCACTCTCCATTGCTCTTTTAAATGTTGGTCTGTTTTCTAATATAATCAAACTACCGTCTGTTGGATCAATGGTTCCTAAATCATTTGCGTAACAAATCTTTTTACCACCATATCCTATTTTAATTCTATTCTGTTTTAATTGTTTTTCTAATTGCTTGGCTATCCCGTATTCTGTTGTTGAACTACCTACAAACATAACTCTATCGTTCCTGTTCATATCTGCTAATTCAAAATACTTATCTACCTGTTTCTTTATATTAAAATGTTCTAATGCGTATTCTCTATTAAAATCTCCCATTGATTGGTCATACTTCTGTAATTCATTTACCAAACTATCTATATCAAACTTTATGTTATATCTCCTGCCAGAAAAATTGTTTTTTAATATCTCGTCTATATTGTCTTTGGTCACTATCCCATCTCCTTTACTTTCTTTCATATAGTGTCGTTTATCAAATACTAATACAGCGCGCCCACAAGCCATTGCCTCGTATGCTCCTCTGCCTAAACTAACAACCAGATCTGCCTCATTCATTCTGTTTTCTAAATCCCAAACATCTCTTGCTTTCATAAACTCTATTCCCAATTTATTGCAAGCCTCCTCTATTACATTATTGGCATCATTAAAGTTCTCGTCTAAATCTTTACATATTGACAATACCCTTTTCAATTTCTTATGTATCGGTTTTCTCGGTTTAAATCTTTCACAATCAATTCCGTTATGTATTACTTCTGTATCAAATCCGTTATCTATTAAGTGATCCCTGACTTCTTGTGATATACCAACATAGAAATCAGCGCCCTCTTTGGCTTGTTCTAATTTTAGATATATCCCGTGTGAGGTAAAAATCTTTACTCCCCTTACATCTTTTAAATAATCTAAACAAGTATTGTGATTTATAAAAATGTAATCATATTCTTTGCGCAATTTGTTTTTGCTTTTTGGTGTTATTGTAAAAAATTGATCTGATAGTTGGCCGGGCTCAAATGTAAAAACATCAACTTTGTATCCTCTGCTCTCTAATTCTTTTCCAAATGTATATGTAAATGTTTCTGTTCCTGCAAGATTTTTAAGAAATTGATTTGCTAATAATACCCTTTTGATTGGCTTGTCATATCCTAATACTTTTTTTAAT